CTCATTGCCCGTGCAGAACGTACGTTCATCGCAGGCGATGACGACCAGGCGGTCTACACCTGGGCCGGTGCGGACGTCGACTCGTTCCTGACGCTTGAGGGCGATATCAAAGTCCTCGATCAGTCTTATCGCGTACCGTCAAAGATCCACGCGCTCGCCGACCAGGTGGTCAACCGCATCCGCAAACGGCAGCCCAAAATCTGGAAGCCGCGCACCGAAGGCGGTGCGATCACTTACTACAACGACTTCCACCACGTCGATATCACACAGGGCGAGTGGCTCGTGCTTGCCGCTACGAACTACATGCTCACCGAGATGCACGAGTGGCTGAAGTCGCAAGGCTTACTCTTCGAGCGTCACGGACAACGGAGCGTGCCTGAGTCCATGCTGGCCGCCGTCATGGGATGGGAGCGCCTACGCAAGGGCGGGGATGTGCCGTTCCCGGTCGTGAAGCTGATCTACAAGTATCTCGGCACCGAGTTCGTTAAGCACGGACACAAGGGCTTGAAGACGGCTGATGTGGATCGGATGTACACACACGAATCACTGACCAAGGACCACGGCCTACTGACCGATGCGATCTGGCACGAAGCGCTGACCAAGATCGGCGAGGACAAGCGCAACTACCTGATCGCGCTGCTGCGTCGAGGCACGAAGATTACGGGCAAGGTTCCGATCAAGCTCTCCACCATCCACGGTGCGAAGGGCGGCGAGGCGGATAACGTCCTGCTGATCGGCGACCTCTCGACCAAGTTCGCGCAGGAGTACGACAAGAACTCCGATGACATCAACCGATTGCTCTACGTCGGGATCACCCGCGCCAAGCAGTCGCTGCATTTCGTATTACCTAAGAATTCGTACAAAGGCTTTCGATTATGAGAACTGTCCCCATGTTTGACCGCCCATCTGAATGGGTACCCCCTTCGTCTTTCCCAGACCTTTCCAGCGCAACGGAGATTGCGATCGACTTGGAAACATGTGATCCGAACATGGAGTCGATGGGGCCAGGATGGCCCCGGAAGGACGGGTTCATCGTTGGCTACGCCGTCGCCGTAGACGGATGGAAGGGCTATTACCCGATCGCCCACCAGGGCGGTGGCAACCTCGATGAGCGCATCGTGAACCGTTGGATGAAGAAGGTTCTCGAGTTGCCGTGCGACAAGATCATGCACAACGCCGCCTATGACTTGGGCTGGCTTCGAGCATCAGGGTTCACGGTCAACGGGACTATCTACGACACCATGCTCGCGGCCCCGCTGATCGACGAGAACCGCTTCAGCTACGCGCTTAATAGCCTTGGCTTCGACTATCTCAAAGAAGTGAAGTCCGAGCAGGGCCTCAAGGACGCGGCCTCCGACTTCGGCGTGCACGCCAAGAAGGAGCTCTGGAAGCTCCCGGCTATGTACGTCGGCGACTACGCCGAGCAGGACGCAGCGCTCACACTCAAGCTTTGGCATCACCTGAAGGCGCTGATTCGCAAGGACGAAGTGGAATCCATCTTCACGCTCGAAACCGAGCTATTGCCGGTGCTGATTGATCTGACGTTCCAAGGCATCCGCTTCGATCGCAGCAAGTGCGAGATGCTGATCGACGATTTCAAACGTAAAGAAAACGAACATATCAAGCAGATCAAGTTAATTTCTGGCGAAAAAATTGACATATGGGCAGCCGCCAGCATCGCCAAAGCCTTCGACAAACTTGGGATCCCGTACCCTAAGACCACGACCGGCTTGCCGAGCTTCACGAAGACCTTCCTCGATGGGCACCCGCACGAGATCGCCAAGCTCATCATCGAAGCGCGTGAGTTCAACAAGACTCACGGCACGTTCCTCGAGCCTTACCTGCGCCACAGCGCGGCCGACGGACGCATCCACCCGCACGTAAACCAGATGCGGTCAGAAGACGGTGGTACAGTCACGGGCCGCCTCTCGATGAACAACCCCAACCTGCAACAGGTGCCTGCTCGCCATGAAATCATCGGCCCCCTGGTACGTTCGCTTTTCCTGCCTGAAGAAGGACAGCTCTGGGCAGCGAATGACTTCAGCTCACAGGAGCCTCGGCTTCTCGTCCATTACGCAACCCTACTCGATCTCCCAGGCGCAGAGCGCATGGCAGAGGCATATCGAAACGACCCCAACACCGACTTCCACCAAATGGTGGCAGATATGGCGGGGATCAAACGCAAAGCCGCCAAGACCATCGGCCTCGGATTGATGTATGGAATGGGCAAGCAGAAGCTCGCCAACTCCCTAGACCTCCCGCTCGATGAAGCGGCGGAGCTCATCAATACGTTCCACCTTAAAGTCCCCTTCCTTAAGGGCACGGTGAACTCCGTCATGAAGCGCATCGATCACCCCGCCTCGGGTGGCTCGATCCGTACGCTATTGGGCCGCAAATGCCGCTTCCCGCTTTGGGAACCGGTGGAGTACGGCATCAACAAGGCGCTGCCTCGCGAGCAAGCGATCGTGGAATACGGACCACGGATCAAGCGTGCGATGACGTACAAAGGCTTGAACCGATTGATCCAAGGCTCCGCTGCCGATCAGACCAAAGCCGCGATGGTCGCGCTCAACAAAGCCGGCTTCCGCTTGCTGCTCCAGGTACACGACGAAGTGGCCGTGAGCGTGAACAACAAGGAAGAAGCCTTGGCCGCTGCCGAGATCATGCGCAACGCCGTGCAGCTCGAAGTCCCATCAAAAGTGGATACCGAGATCGGCCCGTCGTGGGGAGAGGCTAAAGGGTAGTTGCACTGGCATAGCTGCTGCGCTACATTTGGCCCAAGAAAGGAGAACGGGATGAAGAAGCCTTTGGCAAAAGGTCGTCAGTGGACAAAGATGTACTACGACGACTTCAACAGAAAGTTTCCGCGCCTCGGTATGGCGCGGCTCGCTGCTCGCGAGGATGAAGAGGGCAAACAGAAACTCCGTGAGTTGAAGGAGTATGTGTTTCGTTACAGGCGAAAGCGTAAGTACCGCTATCCGGGCCGTTACTCGCCCGATCGTCGCAAAGGCGCGAAGTTCCACAGCGTGATGGTGCCGCTCGAGACGCACCAGAAGCTCAAAGAGATCGCCAAGTTCTACAAAAAGAGCATGGCCACGATCATCCGAGAGCACATCGACGAGCTCTTTGACAAGACATACAAAGAGGCCGAGCTGCTCGCACGCATCGAGGCCAACAGGAAGAAAGATGAAACACCAGACACAGATAAGCCTCGACGTCGATATAACGTATGACGTCTTGGATCCGATCCAGGTGGAGGATTACGTCCTGCCACCCATGATCGAGCTAACGTCGGCGTACGTCTCGCTCGAAAAGCCTGACGGCAAGGTCGCGCGTGTGAACATACTCAAGGTATTGAGCGAGTCACAGCGCATGTTGATTGAGGATGACATCATTGAGGAGCTAGTAGGCGAATGAATATCTTTCCGGAACGTGTAGTTGACGATAAGGGCGAAGCGAAGATCGAGGGGGGCCTCACGCTACGGGATTACTTTGCAGCACATGCCTTGACCGGCATCGTGACTCGCGACGATATTGAGTCTGTGTACTCGGCCGCGCAGAAGGCGTACCGCCTGGCCGATATCATGCTCGAGACTCGTGACCAATGAGCGTCGTCTCCAAAGTCCGCCGGTGCACGGAATGTAAACAGGTGTTTGTCACACCGGAGAGCTTCCGAACGCACAAGCGTTTAGGCGGGGAATGCCGCACCGTCGAGGCCATGGTCTCGATCGGCTTTGTACAAACCCCAAAAGGATGGAAACACTTACCTCCGAGAAACAAATGAACGAAACCACCACGTCACTCGGTAACTGGCTATACGAGAAAGCGTCCACTGTGGCGGACGTGTACGTGCAGGATTGGGCACGAGGGCAGAAGGCTTATGGACGACGGCCCACGGAGCTTGAGATGCAGGAAGTTCGGATGGCCTTTTACCGTGGCTATATCGAAGGCGTTCAACGATACATACACGACAAACAGTTATGAAGAAAGAATACACCCGCCCGTCCCGCTACAACCCAGGCATCACGTTTGAGCAGTACAAGGTACTGCGTGAGCGCAGGGCAAGCGCCAGGGCCAACAAAAAGCGCATCAACTACAAACCCCTCGCCCAGGAGTGGGGCCTGAACCCTATGCACCTGGCCTCTGCCCTGCACCTGGCCTCTGCCCTGCACCGGGGGATCAAACAATACGACTACATCTTATGGAAGAAAGGAGAGCTACAATGAGTCGCAAAGCTGTACTAGAGCGCACACTCGGCAAGCAGGCCGCGAAGAAGTTCTTGCCCAAAGTAACGAATGAGCTGAAGCTCGAACTATCGTGCGAGCTTGTTGAGCAGATCATGCAAGTGGAACTTCGCAGTATCCACGGCTCACTGACCAAGGACCTTAAAAGCCGCAAGGCCGGCAAGGGCATCGCTATCTTCGATCCCGACAAGGATCGTGATATCGCCGAGATATCTAATCATTTGAACGCTATTGAAACAGTCTCAAGATACTACGGCGTGTCGTTGAAATAACACGCAATCTTTGTACACTGACGACCCATGAAGGTCGTCTGTACACAGGTCGACCCTTCAGATCCGGAAACCAAAGAAACTCTAGTCGCGCTGCAACGGGCTTGTCTGCCGCACGACTCTCTATACTTTCCGGAAGAGGGGGTCTGGTGGCTCGCTTACCATCGGCGCACGCCGGTGGCGTTCGCGTGCCTGTCCCCCTCACAGCAGATACCACTCGGTATCTACCTCGGCCGGTGCGGGGTCACCCCCGCCGCTCGGGGCAAGGGGGTTCAACGAAAACTCATCCGCGTTCGTCTGGCATGGGCCAAGCGCCACGGTTACAAGTGGGCCGTATCCGATACGACCGACAACGTACCAAGCGCCAATAACCTCATCGCCTGCGGGTTTAGGCTTTACACCCCCAAAGTTTTGTACTCGTTCGCACGAGCGTTGTACTGGAGTAAACGGTTATAGGGGGTTCGATGCCGTTCAAGGACGAGGCCGTACGCAAGGCCAAACAAAAGGTGTATGCACGGAAGTGGTACGAATCAAACAGACGAAAGGTTATCAATAACTCCAGGGAGGCTAGGGATAAGAATAGAACAGAGTGGATCGCTTACAAGTCGAAGCAGCGCTGTAGCCATTGCCGAAAGACGCATCCAGCGATCATCGACTTTCACCACCTGATCAAAGAAGGCAAGCGTTCGGTCAATAAGTTGGCGGTGAGGCAAAGAAACATAGCCGAGGCGATCCGCGAGGCGGAGGAGAAGTGCATACCGCTTTGCGCCAACTGCCATAGGGTGTTGCACTGGGAGGAACAGCAGAGTATAACGGCCAAGAGAAAGAAGAAATGAAGGAGGTTTTGATGGACGGCCTAACGCTACTATTGTTTTTGTTGGCCACTGTTGTTATAACTTTGATCCTGCGGTATAAACGCAGGCCTCTCGATAAACACCTCCCACCACCTAATTGGAGATGTTCGAGAGGCGGAAGAGACTACTTTTAACTGTTAGAAAGCATAGAAAGGAGAACTCGATGGAACCCGTAGACAAAATGTTTGTTGCAGTGATCGCTTGTACTGCGCTTATTTTCGCGTTGTTTTTAAGCTATTTCGCATTCCGCGATCACACCCGCGCAACGTATCTCGATCGCTCCGCTGATCCGATCGCCGCAGCCTGTGCATTCGATTCGGACGGAAAGACGATCGCTCCCTCTTGCATGGCTTACATGCTCCAACAAAAGGACAACATCCGATGAAAGCTCGTACTAAAAAGTTCAAAAAGTCTGACTTCACCACCAAGGCCTACCAGTGGTTCCTCGATAACCCCGGCGCGAAGGTCCGTAGCGTTGCCGAACGCTTCAACATCTCCATCCCCTACGCCTACAAGCTGCGGGACAAGGCGACCGGCAAGCCCTCCGCGCGCAAGGAGCTGCTGACCCAAGTGCTGAAGGAGATGGACGCGATCGCACCGAAGACCGATACAGTGGACGCGATCCTCGACTCACGGGCCAAGGACTACGGCGCATTCGCCGATAACGCCCGGCTCGCCCAGGCCCTCAAGCGCGCCATGGCCGACCACGCCGATGAGATGGGAAGCCTATTCTCGGACGAACAGTGGGAAGCCCTCGAGATGATCGCGACCAAGATGTCACGCATCGTCAACGGCAACCCAGACAAGATCGACAACTGGGACGATATCGCCGGCTACGCCAAGCTCGTGGCCGACAAGCTGCGGGGGAGGGTCCGTTAATGCTCAGGCCGGCCATAAACAGCACAGAGGACCCGCCACAGCCAGTGGAGGATCTGGCTATGCGGGAGTACATATTCGCGCTCCGACGCCGTATCGAGGTACAGGACTGCCTCGTAGAGGCACTCTCGGAGGAGATCAAGCAGCTTAAGGACGAACGGGATGGACTGAAGGCACAAGTCGAGAGCCTGCTCCTCGACTTGCACTGGATGGAATCCAAGCGCAAGATCCAAACTGTATGAAACACATCAACTTCGTCACGACCGATGACATGCCGCTCGTACAGATGGTGGTGGTCACCATCAACGGGACGCGCTACGGGCTCGTAGGCCCCGTGGTCCACGTGCCAGGGACCATGGACCAGGACCTCGACGTGTCGGAGATCGAGTTCGGCGAGATCATGCCGGCCCACGCAGCCGCACAGATGCTCGAAGGACGGTTTAAGCAGATCATGGGCTCCGAAGTTCAGTAGCTAGCCTAGGCGGCGCTCCCTAGAGAGGGGACACCCACCCTGCACTTGCCGCCACCCCGCCCGAAAGGGCGGGGTTTTTTATTTGGGGCGGTCTACCGACTTCGGCTCAAGGTTCTCAATGCGGTTGTTCGAGCGGTTGCCGTCGCGGTGGCGTAACTGGAACGAGGGCCACTCGCCATGCGTCAAGAACCAAGCGATCTTGTGGGCGGAGTACGTCCGTCCGTTGACCTTGGTGACCAAGCCACCAGCCCTGTCACGGGTTAAAACTGGACGCCCTGTGTAACGATGCAACAGGTCACCTGTTCGGGAGTTGTAACTGAACAACTGATAAAGTCTGTTAATGTCAACTTGTTTCATTGTTAATGGCTCAAGGATCATGGACCAAGGGCCAGTATATCAACTAATTGCCGAAAAGCACGGTTTAACTCGCTGTAGTAGAGGCTGAG